GGCAACTCTGCAAATTGCAACCATCGTGGCTTATTGGACCTGATCGAGTCTGGACCCTAAGATTATCAAAGACGGAATAACCAAGCCTGCCCATGTCTCCAAACGCAGCACCGGTGGCTGTGACAGCTCGGCCAATCGGTTCCAGCGCAGTTAAAGCCAAGTCTGGATCAAGACCTTTCCCAGCAAGGTCTTTCTGTACCGTCAGCATAGCGCCGCTCGTTTGTCGTACCCGTTTGGCAATTGCCTCGACACGTTCAAGGTCGGCATTCAAATCGGCGCCACTACGGCCAGCTGTCAAACCATACTCGGCAGCTTGATATTCTCCCGTCATGGCCCGCCCGATGACCGGCATGGTGGTCGCCAGGATTCCTCCGCCCGAAGCGATCGCCGCCGCCCCGCGCCCGGCGATCTGTCCCGCCGCCGTCTCGGCCGCCGCCAGTTTGCGCCGGGCGGCCGCCAGGGCCTCCATTTTAGCCCGGGCCTGATCCAGGGTCGCGGCTTGCCGGGCGGCGGCGGTCCGCGCCTCTTCCAAGCGCCGGGTCAGGTCAGCCTGAGCCCCGGCCAGATCATCGGTAGTGAGTCCCGCCTGGGCGAGATCCTGGCGCAGGCGGTCCATATCGAGCGAGCAACGACGCCCGATGTCAGATAATTTTGCGACCTAGCGTTGAGCCTTGGCAAAAGCCTCGGCCGCCTTGGTCGCCTCGGTCTGGCTGCCGTACAATTGCTTGATCGTTGCTTCCAGTTCCGCCCCTTTGGCAGCGGCCCGGGCCTGTTCCAGCGCCTTGGCATTGGCCTGGGCTTTGGCTTGCAACCGACTGAAAGCCTCAATCGAGGCGGAGGTTTGTTCCAGCTTGCGGACCTCGCCAGCCGCCCCGCGCACGGCGGTGCGCAATTGGTCAGTCGTTTGAGTCGCGCGACGGAACGGAGCCGAAACTCGATCCAGCGCCTCGACCCAAATCTGTAACCGGAGGTCAGCCATTTTTCCGCCGCGCATCTTCGAGTGCTGAGATCTCGGCTTCCAGGAACGCGACCGCCAGGGCATAGACCTCGGCGTAGCGTTCGAGACTCAGTCGGTCAAACACGTCCGGGGGGAAAGACCCCGGAAATATTTTCATCAGGATCCCCCAGGCACTCAGTGTGTCATCTGGGAGGGGGAGATTTTGGGTTTCTTCGGCAGAAAAAAACCCGCAATCGTCGCGCTGACCTCGATCAAATCGGCCGGGTCCAACTCGAAATCGGGAGGGAGCGGGACGGTGCAGATCCGGGGCAGCAGAGTCAGGATGGTATTGACGTCCAGTTCATGAAGCTGCGACAGCTTGATCCCCCGCAAGTCGCCAGACATCGGTCGGCGCAACGGCAGGAGGCTGATTTTCTCTTCGCCGAAAGAGATCGGCTCATTCAAGAGAACAGTTTCGGAATTTTTCATCGAACCCTCATCTTTGTAGGATGCTTTTTAATTGGCGATTGACAGAGCAGAGAGAATTTTGGCAGAGAGATTGGTGCCATTGACAATAACATTGCCGCCGATCATGTCGATCTCGTGAATTACGTTTTTGTTGATGCTATAGCGGTAGTAAGTCAACGGCATCTCAATCTTCAGCTCATTGAGCTTCTTGCGCTCGACATCGCCCCAATCGAGCGATTTCCAGCGACCGCGAACAGACACTTCGATCGCGTTCGTTCTGCCGCCGTCTCCAGTGACTTCGGCCCCCAACAAACGGAGGCCAATGCCCGATGGATTGTTGACCCCCCACCGCCGGAGGACCTCGACGACAAAGCCGCCCAGAGTGAATTCAAGTTTCAGCGAAGCCTGACCCAAATCGATTTCAATCGGCCCCGCCATACCGGCAGCGCACCATTCCTCCATCTGGCGTTCCAGTTTCGGGAGTTTGATATTCTTCGCCCGTCCGGCCATTCCATTGCCATCGACGAAAACATTGAAGTCCTTGAGGATTGCTGGAAGCATTTCTATTTCCTTACGCGGTCATTTTCGCGGCAAAATCGATCAGATATTCATCTGTAATGCTCTGTTCAAGCGTCAGGTTTTCCAAAGGTGGAACCGGCGTGTAATTGTAAGTGATGTTTATCTTTCCGGACTTGACCATATCCTTGTCATTTTTGCTGGGGTCGAACCATGCTTCGCCACCAATCAGGTAACCATTCAGAATCAATTCGCGGAATTTCGCGTTGATCCCCTCGACGATATCGCGGGCGAGGCTGGGGTGGATCGGCAGATCGATAGCCCAGAAATGTGCCTCGGCCATGGTGTCGGCGAGAACATGAGCGGTCCGGGTGTAATTCTCGAACGCGAACAGAGGGTCTTCTGAGCAGGTGCGGGACCCCCAAAAACGGAATCCTCCCTTGCGGATCAGCGTCGTGACCTCATGCGCGTTGAGATAACCGGCGTCGGTCGAGGAATCCTGCAAATCCCAGAACACGTCCTTGGTGATTCCGGTAACCCCCTTGACCTCGACATTGGACAGGGTTTTGTGCCAGCCGGTTTCCTCATCGATCTTGGCCCGCAGTCCCAGGGCTCTGGCCGTGGCCCATTCGGTGCGGGCGGTGTTGGCGGTCCCGTCCCACGAAACAAAGTCCGGCCAAAGTAGCATCAACTCGCGGTCACCAAAGAAATCGCGATATGCCACAGCGTCTTCGATGGTATCGCACTCGTGGCAGGAAGCGTAGACAAACGCCCGCATCTGCTTTGACACTGCGACCATTTGGGCGGTGACTTCATGGGTGTCGAGGCCCGGCGCCCCCAAAATCCGGGGCGTGACTCCCAGGGCAGATTTCGCCGCAGTCAGAGCCCGAATGCCGGTTTTCACCCCGCTGGTGGTGCTGCCGATGACATTGCTGGTGGTTTCCGCCGTCGTGGCGCCAGTCGCAACCCGAACTGCCACAATGGCCGGGCTGCCGTGATCGGCGATTGCATTGAGCACATGGGGCAAAGTCCCGTTGTCGCCAGCCTTGCCAATGGCCGAAGCGACATCGGTGATCAAGGTCGGCCGGCCGAGCGGGAAAGTGGTGGCGTCGGCATCATCCCCGGTCACCACGACCCCGATGACTGCGGTTTCGATGGTGTTGATGGGACGGGTGCCATCCGAGAGTTCGATGATCCTTACGCCGTGGTGATAATCACTGGGCATGTTTTTTCTTCCTATAAAACGGGGGGTAAGGAGGAAGGGGGTCGCGGCGATGGGAGGAGGGTCAGGCCTTTGGCCACGTCACCGTCGCGACGATCGAATCGACTTCAGCGAGGGATGTCGCAACGTCAATCGCGGCTTTTGCCGCCCGGTAGAGGGTGCGGCAGGCTGCGATATGCGATTTGCTTAACTCCCACAGCGCCAGGACTTCCGCGACTGATGCCCAGATCGTGCCGTCATTGGTGCCAATCAGATAGCCGGCGCGGCTCCAGCCGGCGGTGCCGTCGGAGATCTCGGTCTGATATTCGGCCGACCAAGTTGGCTCGGTCGTGCCGGAGATACCGGGGGTGGTGCAGAGATAATAGACTCCACCAGCCAGCAACACGGCGCTGCGGTCCTGTGTCGTGTCGGCCGCCCAGGCGGTGGCCCGGTTTTCGGCTATCAATGCAAGCTGATAGGCGCTATCGAGGTTAGCCTGATCGGTGCCGGTAAGGGTGTAGGTTCGTGTCTTGCCAGTAACAGAACAACGAAACCCGCGCTCGATCGCCGTCGCGCAGGCGTTGGACAGAGTGGTAGCGGCATGAGTCTTTGCCTCGGCCATCTTGGCTAAAGCATATCCTGCGAACATTGTTTCCAGTTCGGATTCGGCCGGCTCGTGGTCGAAGAAAACCTCGTCGGGTGAGACGGTCATGGGATCGTCCCAAGCTCGGAAACTCAAGCCATTATCTGAATAAGCGTACATCAGATACTATCCTCCCACCCCATACAGTAAAGAGAAGCCGTCCCCAATGTGCTTCCATAATAAATATTTCTACTTTCGAGCAGAAAATTAATAGATCCGACCGCAACAGCCGAACTGGTGTAAAAAGAAGAGAGCAAAGGAATATCTTCCGTATAGGCTGAAATTTCCTCCGGTTTAGCGTTATCGTTCGGTCCTGCGTATGCGTAGCCACCAGCTTTTCCTGGGGCGAGAACCAGGGATATGGCGGTCGCTGTTGCCGGGACAGTTGCACTTACAGCAACGGCTTTCGGCCATGTCGCGCTTCCAGACGCGAGCTTGGGACACGAAGGCAGATTGATCCCACCCGAAACGTATTGGGCGCGGCGGCCGCATTGGCGCGTTTCTATTAAGTTCCCACTGCCGTTGGTCCTTACTGCTCCAACGCGAATTTTGTGGGTATAGCCACTGGGTAGTGTCGGGTCTGTAGCGGAAAGTGACAGCATCGCCACCGTACCGGCAAATCCATCAATAACCCAAACATGATACCAAGTGTTTCCAGAGACTGAACCTACGTCAATTCCTCCCGCCCCACTTACATTGGCTGCTATCGTTTCTGATACAGATATCTTCGTCTTTGGTTTCGCACTGTTATCCGCCAAAACCAGCTCATCAGCCGAGATGCTGATGCCTGTAGACGATGTGACCTGCACTTTGAGACCACGGTGATAGCCGTGAGCAGAGTTAACCATTGCGGCTTGAACGAAAGCCGTTGAGGCAAGCTGGCTGGTGCTGGTCCCAACAGCGGCCGTCGGGGCAGTCGGAATCCCCGTCAGGACTGGGCTGGACAAGGGCGCTTTCAGGGCCAGGGCATTGGTCATCGTCGTGGCGAAATTGGGATTGTCGCCCAGAGCCGCCGCCAGTTCGTTGAGGGTGTTGATAGTCCCCGGCGCAGCATCCACCATCGCCGCGATGGCCGCTTGGACAAAAGCGGTGGTCGCGAGTTGGGTGGTGCTGGTCCCGGCGGGAGCAGTTGGT